GACATCAAATTCAAATTGGTATAATGCGTTTCCATCTTTATCTGCACCTACTACACCAAATTCTTGTATGTCATTTTCTAAATGAACTTTAAAAGACACATTATCAAAAGTAACAACGCTGTCATCAGATATGCTTGATTGTAATGGAGGTTCTATTGTAAGAGTTGCTTCATTTGATCCGTCAGCTGTGCTATCTGCCACAACCATATAAATTTTTGTGTGAGAGGCAAACTTAATTAAATCTCCAGCTTTTAGTGTGCCTGTCATAGCATCAACATTGACTGATGTAACACCAGCAGCAAATGTGCCATTTACTAAAACTGTTCCACTTACATTACCTTTAGCTGAACTAATATCTGGTGGAACAATATCAAAACTTTCTTTGCCTGATCTTTGTTTAATTATAAAGGCCATAAGCTCCCCATAAATATCACTTCTTTTTCCTACAATTACTCTAGCAGTAAAACCAAATCTTTGATTATCAACTACTCTTGATAAATGTTTTCCGTTTATTGATTTAGATGAAATAGTATTTTGTTTAGATGAAAAACCCATAGTTTCAAATTTTGCTGTTGCTATTGGAAATGTGCCACTCATTATACTAATTCTCCTCTTCCTTTTTCTGTCAAAGCATTATTAATAATTGCAGTAATAGTGCCTCTGTTTTCTTGCAATGCCTCATCAAAACCTCTTGTGTCCATAGCAGTTATGTTAAAATTAACATTAACAGCTCTGCCAGCTGTACCTCTTGCGTTTTGAGTTATTTGACCTGAGCTGTTAGGTATAAATAATTCTGGGCCTCTTTCACCAACTACAGTAGGTTGACCTTTACCTACAGAACCACCACTTGCCATAAATCCTAAGAATCCTAATGGATTGCCTGACATAAGCATAGTTGTTCCTTGTATTTTTTTTTGTTTCTCTAATTCTTTATTTTGTGCTTTTATAGTTTGTAATTTTGTTAAATGTGCTGCTGCATCAATACTATTTAAAATACCAATTTCTCTTGCAGTATTTTTTTCCTTATCTTTTTCTTTAAATATTTTACCTGCTAATAAAAATCTAATAGATTCTTGTAAAACAATTTGTATAGTAAAAGCTAAAATATCAACAAATATTTTTTGTGCTAATTCTTTCATAGACATATTTAAGTCTTTACCTAAAACTATTGCTTCAGCTAATGATCTTGAAAAAGCTTTTATACTGCTTGTAGCAATTTTTGCTACTGTAGTGTTAATAGCCTCAAAATCTTTTTTAAATTGTTCCAAAACTCCATCTTTGATTTTTTGTAAACTTAAACCAGTTTTTTCAGTTTGTTTTTCAAAGTTAGTTGCTGCTTTCATCAATTCTTCCATAGATTTTCTTGATGCTAAAATACCTTCGTCAACTTTTTTTATAAATTCATTAGCTTTTTCAAAAGTCCTACCCATGTTACCATCAGCATTATCTTTAAAAAATTTATTTGTAAGTTCATCTAAATCAACTCCCATTTTTTTTAACAATGCTAGAATTGCAACAACTGCTATTTTACCTCCACGACCTAACATTAAAAAACCAACTATCCCAAGTTCTCTAATGCCTGGTGGTAATGCTTTTACTACCTCTAACAAAGCATTGATTCCGTTAAAAGCAATTCTAAATACAGGGCCTAACATATCTATTAATGCAGCAGTTCCTAAAATAGCTTGTTTGATAAATGCTACTAATCCTTTACCAACCGCAGTAGAAAAATCTGCTAAGGCTTTTTCATTGGCCTCAATAGTTCTGTTTATTACAATTAAACCTTCTTTAACAAAATCAAAGAAACCAGATTGGTTAGTTTGAAGTTTAAACTTAAATAGTTTATCTCCAAGCATTGATAATGTACCTGTAAATGTAGTTGCTAATACTTCTGTTGCTTTTGAGAATCTTCCGTTCTCTCCAAATAATTCTTCAAATCTATCTATGGTCTGTTGTGTTGTAACCTGCATACCTGCTTCAAATCCAAGTAATGCTCTAACACCTCTTTCTCTAAATAAATCTGCTGCACCTATACCAGAAGAAAATGATCTTTGTATTTGTTCTGCTGTTGTTCTAAAATCCAGTCCTGTTACAGCTGCAACATTACCTGTAATTTTTAAAATTTTATTTAATTCCTCTGCATCTTTAGCAACAACTGCTAAATTACCAGAAGCTCCTGCTATTTCTTGAAGTGAAAAAGGAACTCTAGCTGCAAAATCAATAAGGCCACTAAATGCTTTTTTCCCTTCCTCTACATTCCCAAATAAAAAATTAAATCTTATTCCTAATTCTTCTACTTCTCTACCTACATTAATAAATGATCTAACAACTAAACCGCCACCTATTCCTATTAAAGCTGATTGTACAGAAAAAATTGATGCTCTTAAATTTGCAAGACCTGCACTTATACCTCTAAATGCAGCTTTTGTTTTATCTTTTGCAAGTATATTTAATACTAAATTTTGTGCCATATATTACCTTGACTTAGTCATAGCCTGTCTGTGTTCTTCTTGTTCTAATAATAAAAAGCCTAACCAATGGTTAAATTCCCATTCTTCCATTTGTAAAACTTCTCTTAATGATATTTTTAATCTATCAGCAACAATAAAACAATTCTTTAATTGAGGATCAGATTTTAGTTTTTTTTTACTTCTTCAGGATTCATTACCTGTACCATAGCTGTCGCTATCCGAGAGAGTACATCTGAATCTACCTTTGTCATCAAGTCCATTTTATCATCTAATTTAAAGATTTTTTTACCATCTTTATCTAAAGACTTCATAACCACTATGTCAGCAAGAATACTAACATCATTCATATTATCAGACTTTTTGAATAATTTATTTTTCTCAAATAAATTTATAGGATTCCAATAAATAACAGTAGGTTTACCATCATCATCTGTCCATTCAGCAACCTCAATAGATTGAACTCCAATATTCTCAAAATGAGTTTTGGCCCTTTCTAAGATTGACATAAATTATTATTCTGTTCCTATTGTTAAAGCACCTGTTCCTTGAAATGTAACACTTCTTGAAACAATACCATCTAAAGGTTGAGATACTGACATTCCTGTAACAATACCTGTTCCTTCAAATTTTCTGTCGCCTGTTGAACTTCCTTCTGGTAACAATTTAAAAGTAATGCTTGAACCTGATGTTAATTGTGTTTGTACGCTATCAGCTTCGTCAAAGTGCATTTCTAAACTGCCAGAGAAAGATGTTCTACCAGCAATAAAAGATTTTGCTGCATCCGACATTTGTGTGCTTTCTACAACATCACCAGATGTTTCTAAAGTAAATGATGTAAGCTCGCCAACTGCTGTGCTTCCTACAACTACTTCACCTTCTTTTCCATGATGTACTGCCATATTTTCCTCCGTTAAATGCTTATATTATTTTTCTTCTTCTTCGTCAACTTCTTCATCATCTTCTTCAAAATCTTCTTCAGAATCATCCTCCCAGGACTCATCTTCATCATCTCTTAAATCAGCTAATAAATCTTTTACTTCCTCACACATAAGACTTTCTTTATCGTGTAACTTTTCTATTGAGTCTATTTTTTTTTCTATCTTATCTATAATTTTGTCTTTGCTTGCCATTTATCCTCCTTATGGTGTTCCAGCTTCAAAAGTGTAAATACATCTTATAGTCATCCGTATCCCACCGATTGGGAATAAAGTGCCTTCGTCTGTTTCCACAGATACGATTTCTGTATCGAGTGCATTACCACTTCTAGTAATATCAGATTCTAGCTCTGTTTCAATAGCAGTAATTAACTGATTTCTTTTAGTGTCAATATTTGATTCTGCACCTTTTACAAATCCACTAACAACAAAGTCTATTGTTCCTTGTCTAGTTTTAGCTCCTGTGCCTAATTCTATATCTTCTCTTGTCTCCTCAGATGTTTGGATAATAACAGCTGGATATTGTTTATCTGATAATTCGTCAATATCAAAAGGTTGCCTTGTTACTTTTTTAATAGCTGGACTTGATATACCACTTATTGTTGATGCTATATTAGATGCAATGTTTTCTCTTGTACTCATAATTTAAACTTTCTAATTTCTTTTTCCATAAATTTTACAAACTCTTTTTGTATCATCTTTTCAGTCCTTTTACCAAAGCCAAAAAATTGTCTTTTAGGTTCGTTAAGAACTTGGTTAAATAAAGCTCTATTTCGCATCTCAGAATTGTTAAAAAAAACAACTGCTTTACTTTTTGATTGAACTTTACCTGTGATTGATCCTAACATTCTTCCAGAGTAAATAAGATCAACACTTTGTGGCTTGCCTTCCCTTTGTAGCCTTTTTAAATATTGCTCACTATATGGTGCAAATCTACGTCTGTTAAAATCTTGACCTTTTTGTGTCAATTCTTTGATTATTGCTTGGAGTCTAAAACTTGCTTGTGCAAGGCCTTTTTTTGTAAGATTAGGAAATCTTTTAAAAAATCTATCAAATTTTTTTTGAACTTGTTTTAAGTTTGATCTAACTTCTAGGCTAACAGCCATAGTAATTACCTGACCAATCTACCTGAGCTATGTAAAGGTTCTCTTTCGTTTTTAACAATATTGCCATCACCAGTAGAGTCATATTCTACGCCATCTTCCATAATCTCAAACCATTCTTTATTGTATTCTGACATATAATACTCAGCCATTCTTTCAAATCTATCTTTGTCAGCTTCTGGTCTAAATTTAGTTAGTGCAGGGCAAAAGAATCTACCAAGAAATAAATATACACCAGCTCTTTCAAACTGGTCTAAATTAACTTTTGTATTAACCATCTCGTTTGTATTTAAAACAGTAATGTCTGTGTAAACATTTGTTTTATATATTGGCCACCATTCAATTCTTAATTTTCTTAAAATATCATTTGTTGTTTGTGCAAGAAAATTTACAGCTTCTGTATCAGTAGATGCAATACCAAAGCCAAAAATATCAGGTTGATATTTAGTAACATCACTTGCTGTAATAACATCAGCTCCAGTATAATTAGCCATTATACTTACCTACTATCCAGTTTAGAATCTTTCTAAGTTTTCTTTTTAGTTTTTTTAACATTTTTCTTTTTTTTAGGTTTTAATTTTACTACGTTTTCTACAACTTCTCTTAATGTAGATTTTTTGACTTCTTTCTTTACTTCCTCAAAAGGTACAAAGCCACGCATTTTGAAATGCTGCTTGTTTGCTTCATAAGCTTCTTTTGATCTTGTTATTGTTTTTTTTCCGTTTGTAAGTTTTATGTCCATGTTTCTCCTTGCTCCTATGGGCGATTTCTCGCCCATAAGAAAATGATTATTAGCTTACTATACTAGAATCACCTGCTATTTCAACACCATAAGTATCGTGTAATTCACCTACACCATACACAGCTGTCGCCACAATTTCGTCTGCTCTTAAAGAAGCATCTCTTTGTGTTTCAATTTTTAGGTCTTGCATTAAAGCCATTCCTAAAGCGTCTCTATGGAACATAGCTGATTTATAGTCACCAGCATTTCCAGTATTAGCAATATTTGAAGTTTCAAATATTCTGATTCCGCCTAAAGAACCAATGAAGCCATTTCTTAAAGCTTCGTTAGCCAAGTCAGAAACATTACCTGATGTTGCAAATGTATTTGTAATACCTTTTTTCAAATCATAAGCAATGTCAGGGTGAAATACTGCTGCAACATCATTTAAAGGAACATTGTTTCTTCTTAATGTTGCTATAGCTTGGAAAAAATGCTCGACAGTAACTGCTGCTGCTGTAGAACCTACTACGTTTGAAAAACCATCAAATAAAGCAGTCATGTCTAAGTCTTGTTTCTTAGCGATTGCTTCACCAAACAATTTACCAATATCAGCTGCTACGTTTCTTGGTGCAGCGTTTCTTGCTAGATCAGTTAATGTAGTCATTATTCCATTCTCACTTGCAGTAATTGTTACTGAAGTTGGATTGACTTCTGTGTTTGATAAATCAGTTGCTTCATTGACTGCTGCCGCTGAAACTGTACCATAGATTGGTATTTCTACTGACTTACCGCCACCTTGTACCGCATAGTTTCGCACAAGTGGTCTCATAATTGATTGTTCACTTGCAACGAATAATGCTTCAGCTACGATTTCAGTATATAGTTCCGAAAGCGTGCTACTTGTTGTTTCGTTTGCCATTTTAGTTTCCTATTTGTTATTTGTTAAATTTATCTGAACTGCACCTCTGTCTCGTTCTTTACGATATTCTGCATATCGCTTACGATCCTCTGGCTTGCTCAAATCTAAGTCCTGAATATTTAATGGTTTTACAGTTTTACCTTCAACGCTACTCTGGCTACCTGTTCCAGACAAAGACCCTTTTCGGAAGTGTGGGTTAGCATCTAAAAACTCTTTAACTCTATCTTCTATCGTTAATAGTTCCCCTTTAGGGTTATATCTAATATTCTTATTGTTATCAAGCACTTCTATTCTACCATCATCATTATAGTTTACTTCACTCTTTAATAATGAAACTATTTGATCTGGTGCAATAGCATTGTTCTTAGATGCAAGTGATAATATAGAATTATCTACATTGATTGTTTTTACCTTAGACTTCCAGTCAGCTAATTCTTTGTCTTTTTCAGCTATTCTAGCTTTCATTAGATTTTCAAGATCAGCTTTAGTCTTTGCATCTTGTATTTGTTTTTCTTTTGCTATTTCTTCTTCTTTTTTCTTTGCTTCGTCTAACATTCTTTGATGTTTAGCTTTTTCAGCTTCTAATCTTTGTTTGACAATTCTATCAATATCTTCTTGATTAAAAGTTGGTGTTGGTTTCTCGTCAGTTTGAGTTTGTTTAACTTCAGCTTCCTGAACATCATTTTGCGGTTGATTAACCTGTTTGTCGTCTGACATTGTTTCTCCTATATT